ATTATTAGTGTAAATACAATTCACCATCTAGCGGCGGTATTTACTAGCTTTAGTGATATAAAGATATATCTTGATGGAGTATCTATGGCGGGAGCACTTTCAGGGACTGCTTCTACAATACACAACACAGGAGGAGTTACTATGATGGCAAGACGGCGAGCGGGTACTGATTTACTTCTGAACGCACGACTAGACCACGTAGCAACGTACTCGTATGCCTTAACTGAAGCGCAGTGCTTGGCACATACAGCAGCAGCAGGATTATAATATGACGACACGCACATACAACCAGAACACACTCTATCACGGACAGTGGAATGTTATCTGTGACGTGTGCGGGCATAAGTTCAAGTCCGACGACATTAAGGAACGCTGGGATGGCATGAGGGTTTGCCGCGAGGATTGGGAAACTCGTCATCCGATGGACTTCCAGAGAGGCTTCGCTGACGACCAGAGTGTGCCTTATACTCGCCCTGACCAGTCAAACGCTAGTGGTACTGATGCTAACGGTAATCCGGTAGAGGGAACTGACGTGAACGGTAATACTGTTCCAGCAGCTCTCAACATTACTACTACCTCGCTCGGGACGATAAACAAAGGAACAGTCGTCTCTCTGCAATTAGAGACCGACATCGTGCCGTCACCGACGGCTGTATGGTCTTTAGTCTCTGGAACACTGCCTACCGGCCTGTCTCTCAATACAGCTAATGGCATGGTAACTGGCACAGCTACTGTGAGTGGATTATTCACTCCGCTCATAAAGGTACTTGACGGCGTTGGTCGTAGCGACACGCAACTATACAGTACGACTGTAGGCGCAGGCGAGCCGTTGAGCTGGAGACATGTAAGCATCTCGCTAGGCGATGATGTTGATTGGCGCAACGTCGATGTAGGACTGACTAATCGTTATAACGGCGGTGCTCTTGACGATGGTACTATTTACTTGTTAGGCTCCACAGGAGCATACACTCTGGATACTACGACCTTCACTTGGACGGCGCGTACAGCGGAGTCTACTGGAGTGAGCTTTACAGGCGGCGGCGAAGTAGGCTGTGTGTTGAGCGATGGTAGCGGATACCTAGTCGTCGGTAACAATGCAAAAACTAGTGCTACTTGGGACAGGGCCACAGACTTGTGGACTAGTAGGGGCGCAGCACCTCGCGGCACAGCACCTCAGTGGCAGCGCGGAGCGGCAGCTTCTTATAACGGATACGTATACATATTCGGCGGCTTTGAAGGATCAGGCGCTACGTCAACCATACAGGTATATAATGAGCTTACAGGGGCATGGAGCCTGAGTTCTGCATCTACGCCGATAGTAATGCAGTATGGAGTAGCAGTTACTCTACCGGATGGCAGGATACTTGTTGGAGGAGGTTCTACAGCTAGGTACTGGTTCTTCGATCCTAGTGATAACTCATTTACAGAGACTACCACAATAGACTCGGCTGATAATAGAACACAGATTAACTGTGCAGTAGTACTTTCTGATGGCAGAGTGTATATTGGTGGCGGACAAATAGGAAGCACAGACCAAGACGACACATACATATTCGACCCTAGTGCCGAAACATGGACTGATGGTGCCGCCTTGCTACCTATAGTGACTTCTGATGCTTCTACTGATGGCGAGAAGTGTATAATAGGCCCGGACGGTAACTTATATTTATTCAGAGGAGATGGTCTCAACAGCTCAGACGCTGTATATCCATGGGTCTCTGGCGATACACTATAAAGGAACAATACTATGGCATTATCTGGATCATTTGACTTCACGCTAGATCGTGATGCACTCATAACCACTGCAATGAAGCTGGGTGGTGCCGTAAGTGCGGGACAGACTCCGACTGCTGACGAGATCACTGACGGTGGCGTAATGCTTAACCTGATGCTCAAGTCGTGGATGAATGACGGACTGCATCTATGGACAGTCACTCGCTTGCAGATCACTCCCGTACAGGGACAAGGTGTGTACTCTCTGGGCGCGGTAGGGGACTCCCCAGACGTGACTACGCAGGGCAGGCCTAACGAGATCTTCGAGGCCTACCGCAGGACTACGGCGACAGAGACAGACGTACCCCTGATTCGCATGAGCCGCAACGACTTCTGGACACTGAGCGACAAGGACGAGGAAGGTATTCCAGTGCAGTTCTATTACGATCCCCAGCTCACGAAGTCTAACCTGTACATCTGGCCTACGGCCAATGCTACATTTGCAGCAGACAACACAATCGATATCCTGTACAACAAGGCGTTCGACGACATGGACTCCGCTACAGACAACCTGTACTTCCCTCAGTCTTGGGAACTGGCAGTTGTATTAGGCCTTGCGGCCCTGTATGCATTTCAGTTTGGCTTACCGATCGCTGATCGCAGAGAGCTGAAGATGGAAGCAATCGAGGCTAAGAAGGCAGCGATGGAGTGGGATACAGAGCATACTAGCTTGTACCTCACAGCGGAACCAGCATATAAGAGAGGCGAATAATGGCACGCGGACAGCAGACAGCATCGACTAATAGGAGCCGGACTACCGAGCGGGTACCTGTGCTGACTACTGGTCATGTCAACAACTACGCTAGCGACGACATTAGCAACTACGCTGGTCTGTTGCAGAACGGCATCGTTGACTACTACGCCAACGACAAGTCTCGTCAATATATAACGCAGCGCCCTGCGTGCTTGGTTGTTAATCAGGCATCAGTAGACGTAGTGGACGTGAAGGGAAGGGGCATCTACTACTGGACTGCAAACAGCAACACGTATTGGATGAACGACGATGTCATCTACAAGAACGTCTACACTGCTCCCTGCTCTATGCAGGGCGGTGATACAGCTATAACCAGTGGTAGTGAGAAGGTCTACTTCCAAGAATGGGAGAGCGCCAACTCCAAGTACCTGTTCATCATCGATCCCGAGAACAACGGGGTGTATGTTATTAACGCCGACGCTGATACGACCGTCATCAACATCGCGGATCGTAGCGGCACTGGTACTCTGGAAGGATTCACCGCCGGAGACGGTTGGGACTTCGATGCGCTGAACGCGGCTATGGCCTTGGGCCTGTGCCACGGAGCAGTAGCTCTGGACACCTACCTGTTCATTGGCACCACGACTGCGCGCATCTACAACTCTGGCGTAGACGACTGGCTGAACTGGAACGGACTGGACTTCCTTACATGCGAGCGCGAAGAGGATAGCCTACTGTTCATCGGCAAGAGCAAGGACAACATCGTAGCTTTCGGTGATAAGACCATCGAGATCTTCTACGACAATGCTAACGCTACAGGCTCTCCGCTGAAGCCTCGCACAGACATAACCCATCAGGTGGGTACTGCGTTTGGTGAGACTGTGTGGAACTCTGGTGATGACATCCACTTCGTGGCTGTGAAGCCTAGTGGTGAGTTCGCACTGGCGACCCTGCGCAACTTTCAGATAGAGTACCACGACAATCCGACTATGAATACGTACCTGTGGCAGTCACGCTACACGGACGATCTGGATTACGTGCTGAGTGGATTCACGATGGGCGGTCATACCTACGTGATCCTGAACACCTACAACGCGGGGGTCTCTGCCCATACTTATGTGTATGACGAGGCTACCGACGTCTGGGGCGAATGGAAGACTACGATCGGTTCCAACACTAACTACCAGTTCATGGGACAGGCTGTACGACAGGCTACCAACGTGGACAGGCCTTTAGGTATCATGAAGAACGGAGACATAGTAATGGTCAACGCTTCCTTCATCCCTATCGACGCTATACAAACTGGTGCTACCGAGAACATCACGATGGTGGCTACTACTGATAACTACGACGCAGGGACTTCGGACGACAAATTCATGCACTTACTGAAGTACGTCGGTAACCGGGTAACGGCTGGGACGCTTACAGTAGCATGGACAGATGACAACGGAGTAAGCTCGCTGAGCTCTACCCTAGACATACCTATGAGGACTCGCATCAACCGGATGGGCAAGTTCGTCAGCAGGAAGTTTACCTTTACTTTCGCTGGTGCTGAGCAGATCAGGTTCGAGGGGGTCGATGTTACGATTACCCGAGGCGATACCTAATGGCTATTACGATCCCGCCACCACCGCGCACGGTACCGGAGTTTAATGAGGTCTGGAAGGACTGGCTCTGGTATATGTGGAAGCAGACCAAGGGTGGTGAGGAAGGACAGACTGATGGTGGTGATGCTAACGCTATCCACAACAACAGGGATGGCGAGATACTCCTCATAACCGAGAAGACGACTCCTGCTGACGCAGACCTGCTTCTCCTTGAGGACTCAGCAACAAGCTACAGCAAGAAGAGAATGACATTCACTAACCTGCGCGCAGGG